CAGGGGCGGGTGGGTGGGACCCGCGAGTCGCACGAAAAAGGGGGTATGGGGATTTGTAAGAGGCGTCTGGCACTGGGAGATCGAGTAAGGGTCTGGGCTTTGGGCACAAAAAAAGGGCACTGAGTAGTGCCCTTGATAGTCGGAAGACTGAACTAAGCAGTGATCACTGCGAACTGATCACCTTTTTTGTTCCAGACCTTTTCACCTCGCATCGCGCTGATGTAACTCTGTAAGATCTTAGCTGGCGTCTGCTCGTATAAAGCTCCATCAGGTCTACACCATGTGTTAGCACCCTCTGCAAGCGTTGCAAAGTCGTTAAGCTCCTTAACACTGGCTGATCCTCCCATCTCATGTAGGTAATTCAGAACTAACTGAACCTGACGTGGGCACTTAGTGTAGTTACTATGTGCATCCTTAGAAAGGGTTAGCGTAGAAGTCAAGCTGACTCCCGCACCACCTTTGCCTGTAGGCACAAAAGGATTGTTAGTATTACTCGTTACAGTTTTTTTATTCTTTGACATATTAATGTCTCCTAAAGGCGTAGTTTATAAATATTGAAAAGTCGCCTTATTACCTAATCAATACAACAATCATACTAAACTACTTTACTATTGTAAAGGAGTATTTTTGATAGCAAGATTAACAGAGTTAAAAGAATTTACAAAGACAGCGCACGATTCGTGCGAGTCTGTCAAAGTCTTCAGGGTCAGGGAATGGGTAAGTGTTAGGTGTTGGTGTATGTAAAGGTAGAGTAGAGTAGAGTAGAGTAGAGTAGAGTAGAGCGATTCGCGCGATTGCATCCAATCAATCTTTGGGTGCAAACTCTCCCTCGATCACATTGGACTCAGTCGCTCGCTTTTTGATCAGAGTTTCGAGTCGAGTGAGTAGATCGTCCTTAGACATCAAGTCGATCTTCGCGGTCAGGATCTCGCGTCTATCAATGTAGAGTCCGCCTGCTTTGCCTCGATGAACCTCTGCGGTGATGGCTGCGGATATCTGACCTTGGTCTTTGGCTTCTTCCCGTAGGTCGTGGAGCGTGGATAGATGATTCTCTAAAGAAACTGCATCTCTCTGTGAGGCTGCGATTTCCAAGTCTATGAGGTAGTTTCGTACAACTGGGTTATGATTTAGTAGAACACTGCCTTGTGTCTTAGCTCCCTTCCTGTCTTTGGTATACCCTGCTTTAATAGCAGACTCAGTAGCTGTTTGTCCTTTGAAATACTCTTTACAAAATAGCTTTTGTTTCTGGTTGAGTGGTTGCCACGTCTTACCCTTGTCATCAATAAAGGCTTTACCATCTTCCGTTGGCATTAATGAAGTATAACTTAGCTGTTTCATTCGTATCTCCTGAGTTCGTCAAGTAGTTATTACTATCATATTAGATTATATATCTTTTATATACTTTTCTCATGCCCTCTAGGTATCTTACCTATAGTTTCTAATAGACTAATAGAATTCTATTAGTTTTGAAAAACCAACGAACAGAGTAACCAAGAGACTTGTAGAGTCATTCTATTAGTATATTAGAGATATTAGTAGTTTTGAGAAACTTTTTACAAAAACTTTTTTATTTTACCAGATAACAATACCAATAGATTCAATAAGCATAAAAAAGCCCCGCACGAGGCGAGGCTAAAGATAACAGGAATTATCTTATTTTTTCAAGGACTCTATTTTGAGCTTCGCCCATCTTTTCCAACCTTTACTAACAGCTTCACGTTTTATCTCACGTTCAAGATAAGCTAATAACTGTTTCTCTTCATTGGCATCCATACAGGTGTAATTTACATCGCTAATCATCACGCACCTCCCACAAATGGCAACATCGAGCTAAGTTCTTCTCTCTGTATCACAGTAGGCTCTCCTTGACCCCACTGCTTTCCTTCGTAGACCACTGATCCGTCGTCTAATGTCAACTGAGTGGAAGGAAACTCACATCTCCCTCTTTCTGTTGAGGCTACTCGAACAACGGTCTTATCGTTGTAATCCATTCCTACATATACATGTTTCATATAATTCTCCTTTCTAGTTTTTATGGGTAAACTCTTTTAGTTACCCTTAGGGATATTATAGCTAAGAACCAACCCATTTACTACCAACGGACGATTTTTACGAAAGCCCCATTGCTTCCATACGTGCTATTAATACCACGCTCATATTACAATCGTCGCAACACCTGCCGTTATTAACAGGGTCGGCATTATGTCCGCCTTCCCAAACAATATCACCTTTAGCGTTGCGTAAAGGTTCTATATGTCCGTCACATATACTACATCTGCGGTCATCTAATTTAGTTACTTTGCTCATCATTCACCTCATCTTTGAAAAAATATACACCACCTTCTCTATGTCCTTCAGGTAGTTGTGCGATTTCTACTTTTGAAAATGTAGACATATATGCCCAGTTAGTATGACCATACATATCTCTACAATAATCATCATAGTATTCAGTAATATCTTTGCTCATGATGCCACCTTCCTATTTTTTAATTCTTGTTTAGCTTTTTCAAGTCTTTTATTTTCTTCATCAGTATTTAAAAGTTTCATCATACTTAATGCTCTTATCATGTTTTTAAGGTCCCATGTTGCTATATGTTTCATAGTTATCTCCCGATAGTTTTTGTATCGTTAATAGTAATATATTGGTACGCACCTTTATTGTAAGCAGGTGCACACTGTTTCTTACGACGCTCCGCTAGATCACTGGCTGCGACTTCTCCACATACCAAACAAGTCACATAGCCTAGAGCTCTCCTGCCCTCAGGTATCTGGTCGTCACATAGATTGCATTTATTTATCATTAGCGACCACCTGTAACTGGCTATCCCAGTCAGCGTACTCTTTGATACCTTTGCCTAAAACCTGTGTTTCATAAAAGTTAATCTCGCTAAGTACTTCGGATAGTATCGAAACATTACACATATGTCGCATTCTTTTACCAATATATATAATGTAATACTCACTACCTAGTCCGCCTTTAGAGTCTTTGTAGCTTACAGTGTAGAGTAAATGTTCGGTCTGAACAGTAAAGTTATCCATAATATTCTCCTTTCTAATAGTGTTTTTAATAACTAGTTATAGTATAGCTACCAACAAACCGATAATAAAGCAACCCTAGAGAGGTATCACAAATCACTATCTTTTTTAAATAGACCATCCTCTAATCTACCTTTGCGGTCTTTTATCTCGTCCCATGCAGCGTCGATACATTCGGCTAATGAAGTATCGCATTGTTGAGCTAGTATTGTTAAAACTACTACGCAATCACCAATACCATCTATTAATCCTTCTTGATCACCGTAAGCGAGTGCTCTAGCTGTCTCACCTACTTCTTCCATAAGCTTCAGCATCTGTGCTTTAGAATTTTCATTAGATGAAACGGAAATTAATCCTCTATCAATTCCCCACTCTTCTATTCTAAGTATATATTCGTCTATAGCTAAATCTAATTTACTCACTAGGCACACTCCTTTGTAATATACGTTCGATAGAATCACCTTCCGCTATTACTTCAAAAGAACCGTTTTTATGTTCTCTTGTAATATGTCCGCTGTTATAAGCAGTTTCTAAATAACCATCTCTAGCTTCTAGATATTTAACTTTACCTGCCCATTTCTCTGCTTCTAGCCTTTTCTTTTGATAGGCTACTTCGTTTTTATATTCGCTCATTTTTCTTCCCCTAACCAAAGTTTGGTTACTATACTGTCTGCTACGAATTCCCAAGTAAAATCCCAATTATCAGAATAATATTCTTTTAATAGTTTTACTAATTGTTTTTCAAATTCTTCGTTCATTTTTCCTCCTTTAAGTTATTTTGCGCTTTTGCTTCTTCTATTTCATCTTGAAAACAATACTCAAGACTTTGAAATAAATGCTCCCAAGTTACTCCGTAATTAGCGTCATGATAACGTTCTACACGATCGAGCACTTCCATACAATCATCGTCGCTAAGTTCTAAATTGATTTCTTCACTTTCGTTAAGTATTTCAAGTTGAGCTTTAACATCATTTATATGCCAAATAATCGCTATAGAATTAGCACTGGTATATCCATTACCGAAATCTTGACTCATGATGTCTCCTCTATAGGAATAAATTCCATAAAAGGTTCTTCATGATAACCTTCTTCTAAAAAGGTAGTAAGGTCTACAATCTCATCGACTGCTCTATTACAAGAAACAGTATCGCCTTCGTTATCATTGGCTAATATACATCGACCTGCATAAGCTTGGTCACCTAATTTAAACCATCTGTTTTCGTTATTAAAACGTCCTTCATCGTCAACGATCATAATAACATCTGCACCTAAATAAACTATATCTATTAGATTGCATTGCATAGTTGTTTTAACTTGGGAAATTAAATCTTCCTCGTTAAAAACTACTCTACTGATACTTTCATCAAAAGGATCTATTAATATTAAATCAACGTCATTACTCATGATATTTTCTCCAATGGCGCACCCCATGAATCGTGCGGTTCAGCAGGGGCATCGTCGATCACACAATGGTCTGCCCATAGTTGTAAAAAGTGATCGACATCTTTTCTAGTAATTTCGGTAAAAGGTTCGTAAACTCTATGAAAATCATAGATAACTTTACTTACCCACTCATGGGCATCCATTACAGCTCTATCGCTTACATAACGACCCCATCTATCAGTCGCTAAACTTATGACATGCGGTAATGTTTGCTGTTTAATCTGTTTTAGAGTCAGCATTTTGTACCTCCGCTCTTGGCATAAAACTAGATATAACTCCTAAGACTTTTCGGTCGCTCTCGAACATAGCTATCTTCTCTTCGAGGAGAGTAATCCTGTTATGCATTGATCTAATAGAGTCAAGATTGTTTTGGATACTTTCCATTAACGCTCTAATTATTTTTTCGTTATCTTCCATATATTTCTCCTTTCTTAGTTTATGAAACTGAATTTGTAGTGTGTTGGAAAACGGTTTCTAGCACTTACTCCAACTCTCAACCTATGACCACGTTTAAGGGTTTTATGATAGGCTCGTTCAACACTACAAAATAGGGTGGCATGGGCTCAGTATCCTGAGCACTAGCCACTTGGAAGTCTAGTAGTTTAAAGTCACTTCTCGGGATAACTTCCTCGCACCCGATGGCTGACTCTTGATAGCATATTGTTAAGGAAGTAGCTATCACTTTTCCTAGTGCAAATATGGCTTTGTTGTTTAAAGTCTGTGCAAACCTCCTCGCAAGTGAGGGAAAATCAGACTTTGGAACAGGAAAACTATAAAACCTGCTCCTAGTCTGCGGTAATATCTTACCGCATGTATTTAATATAAGTATATTATATATAACAGCATAACGATTATAAAGCAACGTTATGATACTAATGGATTTCACCATTTTGTGTACCTGTTATAACTAGAGGGTTGGTATCTTTATTAAAATTAGGGTCATACCACTCTAAAGTCGGTATAACTACCCCATTTGTACCAAGTTTCCAGTCTTGTACATAATCTAAATATTTTTTCGATATATCACTCAATAAATCCTCAATGGGTCGAGTATCGTTCTTAAAAGTCTGTACAAACTTCTGTAAGTTAGGTTTTTTGCCTTGATCCACAGCTTCATCAATAAAAGTAAGCATTTCTATATCAACATCTGTAAGTGTATTAAAAAACTCTACCTTCTTATGCGTTTCCGCCATTAGTTCTTTAAGCGTCATTACTATTCTCCTCTCTTTTACTATTCTCCTCTCTTTCAATACCCCTTAACCATTCATCATAAGGTAAAGCAATAAAGTCAGGCATATCGTTTAGTAATACTTCCTGTTTAGGACTATCACTCCACTCAACTAATATTGTTGTTGACACTATTGTTCTTGGATTACTCATCAATAATATCCTCCTACTTCCATTCCTGGTTCATCAAAAAATGCCCTAATATGGAAATCAGGGCATTGTTCGCGTAATACGTCTATAGCTCCTGTTGGTGGACTCCATGCAGTTATAAAAGCAAAAACAACATAATCATCTTCCTCTTCTTCTATAGTACAATCCCAAGTATTCCATTTAGTACCCCAATGCAATACGCGCCAATCGAACCAATTATCTGCTCCGTAATCTCTTTTATATTGAGCACTAACAATTTCATTAAGTTCTTTAGCTTCATTCCATCCTATATTTTCTAATTCAGGGGGTATAGGAACAATCGCATTTAAATCAAAACAAGTTTCTTCTTCCTCATTTTTGAGTGAATCAACAAGCACTGCTAAATTCTGACTATCAGTGTTTCCTGTGCTGATAGTAACTCTGTTAAAACAATGATTTGGCATAACATTTCTCCTTTCTAATAGTTATAAGTAATAGTTTAAAGTGCATTTAAAGCAAAGTAAAGCACTAATAAGAACCAAGCAAATAGTAAAACATAAACGTCATCCTTCTTCATCGTCTTCATCCAAAGTTATAAAGTTAAACGTTGAGTCACCTTGTACTAATTCTTCTACGGCGTCCATAAAGCCATTTATAAAATCAACCTCTAATGAATAATGGAACGAGGTATCTGCTGTCACATGCGGATAAACTGTTTTCGCTAGGGTGGTCACATTTGTTGTTAAAGTCGTGCCGTCTTTTTTCTGTATTTCTATTTTCATAGTGTCTCCGTAAAAATTAAAGTGAGTCTTTTTATAGTGAGACTCAACACCGATATGGGCAGTTGGATTAGCAAAGATACCCCGAATTTAATCTAGGCTTTATACTTTGGATAGTTCATTAACTGCTAATTTCCCTATCAACCCTCGCATATCAATTACAACTCTGCGAAGTAGCCTTCTTTAACAAGTCTTTTGCCATAGAACCTAAAAATTCTTAATGGATCTTGACCTGTAGTTAGGTTGCCTTTCTTCACTGCTAATGCGACTAAATCTTGTGCAGTAAAACTAGTAGAGTCTATTTCACTCTTCTTAGCTTCACTAACAGTTAAGATTAA